ATAACCTTTACCAAATGGAATATCACTTATATTATCTACTCCAAAACCGCCATCTGAACGAGGAGCATTATCACAGATATATTTTGTACAATAATCATAAGCAATATCACAAGTATCAATAGTAATTGTATAATACATTTCTTTTGCTCTTGGATCTTTTAACTGACGAAGAACTTTTCTAAAATCCGCCCAATTTCTAATAGGTTGAGCCATAATACCTGGAATTGCGCTATAACCTTTTTCAAAAGCTAAAAGAAGATTTTTCTCAAATTTTGAAGCAGTCGTTGTTTTTCCGCTTTTTGGCATTTTGTTATCTTATAAGTTTTTTATCTTATAATTCTTATACTTCATATTCGTATAAGTTCAGCATAAACTTTCATCCTCTTTTGAGGCGTCCTTAGCTCGTGGGTCTATTTTTATTCTAATTTTAAGTGCTTCTAAGTATTTTTCTTTTTTTCTTTTTAAACAAGGTGTATCTAAATCATAAAATAATTCCATTATTTTTAATGTTGGGTTAGTTGAAAAATCTAATTCAAAATCTTTCCCATGTGAATAAATATTACCAGCTCTAAAAAAATAAGATATTTCTTCTAAAATTTCTTTTGTATGTGAAGTTATTTTTAAAGAACATTGTTTTGTGTTTTTATTAAAAATAAAACAGCCATCACCATCAAAATATCCTTTGATAAAAGCTAATTTATATTTATCTGGAATAGCTTTCATTGTAATTCCTAAATAAGTTTTATTAGGAACAATACTATATTTAGCTAATTCAGTTTTTATTTTTAATGATGAAAATTTTAATTCACTAACAGCAAATCCTTTACTAGTGATGTAGTCTTCAATTTCTCGTTCTGAATTTAATTTTAATTTAAATTCTTCAAGCCATTCTCGATCTATTGCAGATAATCCTATTTTAATTTCATTTCTATTTGGTCTTACGCACCCATCCACTGCAAGAAAACCTAAATAGTATACTTTTTCATTATTTAATTCATCAAAATAATTATGATCAATCTGTTTTCCTCTTGACATATTTGTAAAAATAGTCTGTTCAAAACGAGTTCTAATTTTAACTGAATTATTTTGTAATATTTTTTTAATTTTATAAGTAGATAAACCTGTTTGTCTGCTTAATGAAGCTAAAGAAGCACCATCTTCATAAGCCTTTATTATTTCTTGGTTGTTCATTTTTGAGCAATCTCCTTTAAAATTAGTTTCATACCAATGCGTTGTGCGTGTTATTAATATTACTTAATAACTTCCGCTAGGGCAAGCATCTCAGCCGTCCCCTATTTTTCTAAGGATTTTTTACTATATATTACTATATAGGGTGAGCCAACCATTAAACTCTCTCACCATAAAAGAAAATTGAATAACCTCTTAAATTTCTACTTACTTGATGTGGCTAAATACTAAAAATATCAATATTTGACATAAATTTGTTCCTTTCTTATTTATAGAAAATAAGAAAAGGAGAAATATTCTCCTTTTCTTATTAGAATTTAAACTTACCTTCTGGAATTGCGGTCTTAGCTACCGGATTTGCAGTAGTTGCGGTTTCAAAGTTATTACCATCAGTATTCTGACGATCTTTATATCTCTGTTCAACTTCTGCTAACATGATCTGTCTATTCTGAGTCATCTTTACAATATCCTCTGAAGTAAGAACATCTTCATCACCAAAATCATAAGGATTCTTTGCTGTTCCTGTAATTACATATTCACGATTTTTTCTTTCATAGGTCTGAACAGCCGCTTCTCCAAAAGCAGATTCTTCTGTCTTTTCAATCTTTATTGTCATGCAATAAATTTTTCCCCATACCTTTGTAAAGACCGGAGTTGATGGAGATACATCTAAATTCTCAAAATATTCCATTCCTTTTTCAGTTCGAACTGTAAATGATGCCGGAATAATAACTGGACCATATCCAAAAATTGATCCACTCACTGTTACAAAATCTTCTGGAACATTGTTCTCAGGATCTGCCTCTATACGAGTAACTTTATTAATATACATATCTGCTGAGAAAGTATTTCTTTCTGCTTCAGGACAAAGTTCATTTACAATAGTACAGAAACCATTTGCATTCTGAATTGCGGCAACTTTTCTACCATCTGCGGCAATAAAATCATTTACCGCAATAGAAACTCCAGTACACTGGACTTTAAATGCATTTTCCTTACCGCCAGCTAACCAAGTTTTTTCCGGATTATCAATAATCTTTTTAAGAGCAGTAAAAGTATTATTAGTCTGACCGCTTCTATAAGTTTCTGTTACATAAGTGTAATGAACCGTAATAACATTTAGTCCTGCTTCATCAACCGCAATCTCAAGATCACCTGCAATATAAGTAGTTCCAGGATTTTTTGACTTTTCTCCTGTTTCTCTTACTGAAAGCTGATTAAAATTACTACCTGTATTATAAACATATCCTTCAATCTTTTCTGTGTTAATAAATTTTGCTTTCATAAAAAATTTTCTCCTTATTTTTATTAATCAACTTTTACTTTTATATTATAACAAAAATTTTTTTAATTATCAAATTTTATAATTTTGACCAACTTCAGTTAATGAATACTGAACTGGATCTTTCCCAACTTTTTCAACATATCCATCAGTAACTAGTTTTCTCATTGAGCCTGCAACTGAACGACCGCTAGTGAATAATCCTTCTGCAATTTCTTTAGAAGTAAAAAGATTTGACATTTTTTCGATATTCTCTTGCATATAAGAAAGGATCTTCTGACCATTTTCTGTTATAGTACTTGAATTCTTTGCCTTTCCATTTTTAAATTCATTCCAGTATTCATCTGCTAAGCCATATGTGTCTGGGTAATTTTCTGCGTATATATCAGGTTTGCTAAAAATTTCTTCTACAATTTCAATAAATGCTTCTCTTTTAGTCATTTGTTTTTTCCTTTTCGTTATTATATATTTTTCATTTTATAATTATATTATAACATTTTATTTTTTATTTTTCAAATTAAGAAAGAATATTTTCATCATTAAAAATTAAATATATTTCCAATGAAATTTATTAGCAGTTTGTCTTTTTCCATTGCAACATGCAGAAATATGACTAGAAGTTTTCATATTATAATATCTTGCGGCTTCTCTTGCGGAAGGAAAAATTTTATTTTCTTCAATGCATTTTACTGCTTTTCCATTTTTATTTAATAAAGATTTTTTTAATTTTTGTTTAGTTTCATCCGAATGATGTTGTCCATAAAATGGATGTTCTTTACCTTTAAAATGCTTTCCGTAAAAATAATTATTTTTCCCCTTAACATCTCTATGATTTTTAGACATTTTTTCTCGAACCTATAAAGGAATTTCTTTATTAGAGCCACCTGGCATAATATTATATCCAAATTCTGGATTTGTAGTTTGATATTGACTAATAAAATTTCTTTCCTACTAATTTGCTTCCTATAGTGAAGAACATTTTTTTAAAATAATATGTTCAAAATTAATCCAACCATATTTTAAAATAGCATTATAAAATCTTGAAGATCCTTTATAATTACAAGGTTTCCATCTTTTTGACGGTGGATTTTGACAAGTTTGTCCTATATACATTTTATTATTAATTTTATTTTTATGCATATAAATTATATATTTTTTCTCGTTCTTCTCCATAAAAAATCAAATCCTTTGCATACGGTAATGAGGTGCACCAATGTATAAAACCTTTATCCCATTCTGTTTCTAATTTATGATGTCCTCTTTGTAAAACTATAGAATAAAGAACTTCATAATTTGCAGTCCAAGTTCTTTTTTGAAGCCAGCTTTCAGGCAACCATCTTATAAGTTCCTTCCAATATCTTTTGTCTTTTGTTTCAAGGTACTTTTGACGAAGAAATTCAAGTTGTTCTATAATTAAATCTGCTAACATTCCTGTTGTATTTTCAGCTGGCCCACCTGCAAATTCTGGAATATTATAATAAACAAGGTCTGGATTAAAATCATCAACTTCAAAACAATCAATAGTAATAGGCTTACTTGTTAGTTTATGCATGGTTGACGTACTATCTGTAACTGTCCCTATTTTGTATTGGTCCATTTCTTTCCACCAGTAAAGTGGAGCAGTAATATCAACAGAAACAAAAATTTGACGTAAAAACTTACGATGCTCAGATCCGCCCGCAATAAGAGCTTTTGCTAATTTCATATCATTAGGACCAATATAAGCTAAAGTAGCAACTCCATCATAACCATTTGATTTTAATATGCCATTTTTCATTAATTTTTCACAATACTACTCATAAGTTTTATATTTTTCATCATTATATTTTCCTTGTAACTATGGATATAAAAAATCAACCCATTTTCGTGCAATTTCATCCTCATATGGTGAGTCATCTGTTGATACAATATCAAAAAAACTATCACTTTTATTCCAACTATTTTTAGGATTCCTCATTCCGCGGAGAGCTCCCTAAAAATTAAATACCTATGTATTCTAAAACTTCATTTTATAAATTTCCTTTCATTATATTTAAACCAAATTTATTACTTTGATACATCTATATCCAAAATTTTTCTTTTTCATTTAATAAATTTCTTGGACACTATTCTAATAATTCAAAAGAGAAATTCCAAACTTTATCTTTCTGCATTGAATTATATAATTTATTTGTAGTAGAAGCATCAATACCCAATCCACATTTACAATGTTCCTTCCAGCGCTTTGAAATATCTACGCTTTGACCAATATAACATTGTTCGGTTAATAAGTTTGTTATTTTATAAATACCACATATAGTTTTTTTGCCAAGAACTCTATCACAAAGTTCAGTCATTTGTTTTTGAAAATATTGAGTCCAAATAAGTTTACTTAAAATAACTGGATTGTGAAAAGATTTTTTTAAATTTTCTAACATTTCTATATCGGATAAATCAGTATCTTTAATAGATAATTTATAAAAATTTATTTTTTCTTTTTTCTATTGTTCGCGAAGACGCGCTTCTACACCAGCACTTAATGAAGTTTTTAATTTATTTAATTCCTTCTAAAGCTATTCTTTTTGATCTTTAGCTTCAGCACTAAATCTTTGAAGCTATTCATTTATCTCGAATATTTTCTAATTAGCATTTTGACGAGCTTCAGTTACTTCGCGGTCTGCCTCTTCTTGACAGCTTTTTATATACTAATCATAATAATTATCAATTTTTATATTTTCTTTCTATAATTGTTCTTTATTAGATAATAATATAGAATACTGTAATGATAACTAACGAGTATCTTCTTCTAATTCTCTTTTTCGTTTCTAATCTTTTGTATTATCTATCTTTTGTTTTTTTGTTTTATCAAAGAGATAAAAAGCAATAAGAAGAATAATAATTGAAAGAACAAAAATAATAGTTGCGATTAAATGAAATGAAATTTCCATATTTTCTCCTAATATAAATGCTGTCTACTAATTATAGTAGACAGCATTTTAGAACTATTCATTAAAATAAATTTTAATTATTCTTCTGCGTCTGGATCAAAGTTTCTTCCTTCATCAGTAAGCTGAATGAATTTTACTGCCTTATGGAAACCAGTTTCAGGATCTTCAATTTCTGCCGGTACGCGTTGCATAAGCGGGATAACTTCCTTATCTGCATTTTTATGACGCTGAAAAGCTGAAGTAACAATAGCATTGACAGATCTTGCTGAAAGACCAACTGCCTATGCAATATCAGCTGCTGTAAAATCCTGACCATCATGCTCCTTAACGAAATCATAAACTAATCTACTATTTTCTTTTAACATATTTTTCTCCTTTTTAATTTAAATTTAATTATTTGATAAAATAAAAGTATTAACTTTTTTTCTTTCATCTATCTTTTTTACATTTATATTATATTAAAAATTTTTTTATTTTTCAATATAAGACCGAATAAAATCTTCTTCTGTCATAATCGGAATATTGCGTGCTTTTGCTGCTTTGTTTTTAGCTGAAGTGCTATTAATATCATTATTAATTAATATATTTGTTTTTGCGGAAATTGAGTCTGTAACTTTACCGCCATGATTTTCAATAATAGATTTCAATTCAGCTCTATTCTTAAATTTTGTAAGTTTTCCAGTAATGACTATAATTTTTCCAGAAAGATTATTATTTATTTGAATGTTATTTACAACAGGGGCTTCAATAAATAAAAGTTTAAAAATTCTATCAGCTTCAGAATAATCAAAAGTTTTTAAAAAATTATCCATTTCTATACCAAAATTAGGCAAATCATAAAAATGATATTTTTTATTTCTTACAGCATTACGGAAATCTTCATAAGTTTTAAATTCTTTAGCTAAATCCGCCGCGACTGTCTTACCAATAAAAGGAATACCAATAGCAGAAATAAACGCATTAAGAGTTGTATGTTTATGCTCTTCTATTGATGTAAGAATTTTATCAACAGATTTAGTACCAAAACCAGTTTTATTAATCCATTCATTTCTATGAGTAGCAAGCGTAAAAACATCTTCTATGTTATTTATCCAGCCCCAATCAATAAGTTTTTCAAAAGTTGCTTTTGAGAGTCCTTTTATATCAAGTCCTTTCTTTCCGCAAAAATGATCAAGTTTATTGATTAATTTACCTCCACATTGAGGATTAGTACAGTATAAAACTTCACTGTCAATGTCTTTTCTTATTTCTGTTGGCTCTCCGCAATATGGACAAATTTTAGGAATATCTATTGATGAAATATGATTAGGATTATCTTCTTGTGCGCTTTTAACCTGAGGAATAATTTGATTAGCTTTATAAATAAAAACGCTCTGACCAGGATATGCGCCGCCCATAAGTTGTGTCATAATACTAATATTATGCAAACTTGCTCTATTGCAAATAGATCCATCAATTTCAATGTCGTCATAAATTAAAACTGGGGTAAGTTGACCAGTTCTTCCCATAGTCCATTCAATGTCTTTAACTTTTGTTTCATATACTTCATCATAAAACTTATATGCTAAACCGCCTTTGAAATGATGTTCTGTGCGACCAGCCGCATCATAATCATCTATATCATTGTATTTAACTACAACGCCATCAATAGGATAGATAGTATGATATTTATCTCTAATTATTGATATAGCATCTTCAACAGACCATTCCTCTACATCAACCAAATAAGGAACTACTGTAAAACCTAAATCTTGAAGAACTTGTAACTTTAAAGACAAGGTAATTTGAATATTATAAGGAATATTTAAATATTCATCATAAATTTCATTATTACAAAAAGAATCCCAAGCAACAAAAGTAAGATGTCTTTTTTGACATTCTTTTGAATCTAATAATCTAATACTTCCACTTGCAAAATTTCTAGGATTTTTATAAATCTTTTCAAATGGTTTAAAATCTTTATAAGTACAAATGATTTCTCCATCAACAATTAATTCATCAGTATAGTTAATTTTTTGAGGAATAGATGAAATAACCTTTGCATTATGAGTGACATCTTCACCAATAAAACCATCCCCGCGGGTTTCTGCAGAAACAAGTTCTCCATGAAGGTATCTAAGTGAACATGTTAAACCATCCATTTTTGCCATAGCAATCCAAGGATTATTTTTTACAAAATCTAATACTTCTTTAATATCTTTTGTTTTATCTAATGACAACATTAAATGATTATGTTTTACCTTTTTTAATTCAGAAACTTTTTCAAAATGAATAGTTTGTGTTGGAGAATCTGGAAAAACAATTCCAGTTTTCTCCTCCCATTCTTTTAGTTTGAAATAAAGATCATCCCATTCTTTATCTGTCATTATAGGATGACCTTCATCATAAGCTACTGTTGCTTTGTTTAATTTTTTAATTAGAATACCTGCATCTATCTTGTTCATAAATAAGAATCCTTTTCTTTTTAAAATTTTACAATAGATGAAATATTAGATTTAATCATAATATTCCCAAAACTTGTTCTAGTTAACATTGGTAAATCTGTGGCGGCGATACATATAGAATTAGGTTGACCAGTAAGTAAAATTATATTATTATCTTTTATAACAGTAGCTCCTACAACATCTCCATAAATTGCACCTGAATGATAAATTGTTAAACCTTTTCCCCCTCTACCTTGCAGAACAAATTCTTTAATAGGCACTTTTTTACCATATCCTTTAGTAGAAAATACTGCAATCACATCTTCTTTAGAAGAAATTGGTAATCCAACAATAACTTCATCATTTTCATCTAATTTAATTGTTTTTACGCCAGCCGCAATTCTTCCAACAGGATTTATATTTTTACTTTCAAAATGAATTGACATACCTTTTTTAGTAATTACAAGTATATCTTCTTCATTAATAAATTCTACATTAGCAATAGAATCACCTTCATTTATTTTGATTGCCGCAATTCCTGTACTACGTTTTATTTTAGTATACTCATTAAGACAAGTTTTCTTCATGAGTCCTTTCTTAGTAAAGAAAACTACATATTTTGCAGTACTACTTCTAGCAAGAGAAGTGATTGCAATAACTTCATCATCTTGATCCATATTAATTAATGTTCCTACATAAACGCCTTTTGAAACATTTGTTCCAACAGGAACTTCATCAACAACTATTTTAAACATTTTACCTTTTTTTGTAAATAAAAGTAAATTATCAATAGTATTAGTAGAAATAGTAGACATCACAACATCATCTTTTGTTTTTACTCCTTTACCATTTCTACGTTGTACTTTAAAAGATGTTTGAGGAATTCTTTTTATGTTTCCAGTTTGAGAAAGAATTATAATGCAATCTTCAGGAATAATCTCTTCAATTACCTTATCTTCAGGCTTAACTTCAATATGAGTTAATTCTGTGCGGCGAGCATCTCCATATTTTTTAACTAAATCCGCAAGTCGAGATTTAAGAATATCTTTTTGACGATCCTCATTTGCAAGAAGGCCTTTTAAATTTTGAATTTTATTTTCAAGTTCTTTGGCTTCTTTTTCTAATTCAACTTTTTCAAGTTTAGCAAGAGAAGAGAGTCTCATAGCTAAAATCGCTTTAGCTTGATTTTCTGTAAAATTATATTTTTTTATTAATTTTTCTTTTGCAATAGTTGCATTTTCAGAGTTCTTAATTAATGTTATAATATTATCAATATCTTCTAATGCTCGTAATAAACCATTAACAATTTCAAGTCTATTAATTGCCTTATCTAAATCAAATTTTGTTTCTCTTACAATACAATCTATATTATGGTCAACATAAATTTTAATACAATCTTTAAGATTTAATTCAGTTGGAACTTTATCAATAAGAGCAACTTGATTATAACTAAAAGAATTTTGAAGATTTGTTTTTGAAAATAATTTATTTATAAGACTGGATGGATTAATCCCTCTATCACATTCAATAACAATTCTAATTCCTTTTTTATTTGATTCATCACGAATATTATTAATACCTTCAATTTCTTTTTCATCTGAAACTTTACCAATTTCCGCCATTAATCCTTCTACTGTTGTTCCATAAGGAATTTCAGTAAAAATAATTTTTTGATCGTCAATTTCATATTTTCCACGAACTTTTACACTACCATGTCCTGTTTTCATAATACCTGGAACATCTTTAGCATTAATAATAATTCCACCTGTTGGAAAATCAGGACCAGGTAACATTGGTTCTTCTCCAGCTAAATATTGATTAATAGCAGTTGCAACTTCTCCAAGATTATGAGGTGCCCAAGAACATGCCATAGCCACTCCAATACCGCTATTTGGATTACAAAGAAGATTAGGAAAAATACTTGGAAGAGAAACTGGTTCTTCTGTAGTCTCATCATAATTAGGAATAAAATCTACATTATTCTTTTTTAGCCCTTGTAACATTCCATCTTCTGTTAGTTTGGATAATCTTGCTTCTGTATAACGCGGAGCTGCTGGTCCATCACCCGCCTGATTTCCTACATTACCATGAAAGTCAATAAGTGGATAACGCATTACCCAATCTTGCGCAAGACGAACTAATGCGCCATAAATAGACGAGTCACCGTGAGGATGATAGGAACCCATTACATCTCCGACAATCTTTGCACATTTTACATGAGGTTTATTACTAGTTCTTCCTCCTGTAAAAGCTCCATAAAGAATTCTTTTAGCAACTGGTTTAAGACCGTCAGTGGCATTTGGTATCGCACGGTCTGAGTTAACGGATGCGGCGTATTCAATGAAGTTTGTACTTAATTCTTTTATTAAATCACTTTGCATTTTCTATCTCCTTAATAATTTGTTTTGCTATTGATTTTGCCGTATCTTCAGACAGTCGCCAATTTTGATATTTTCTATAACAATCATCGCATTTTCTATCTTGATATTTCTCCCAATTTCCAAACTCGCAATTATCGCAATAGCAATAACATAATTCATCTGTTAATATTTTTGCAATTCTATTTTCTATATTAAACCCCATATGTTGCCTCCTGCGAGTGTTGTTGAATAAATCTTTTTCTAGGAATAATTTGTGTCCCCATTAAATCATCAAATAATTTATTGGCTGCCGTAATATCTTCTACGGTTACCTGTTTAATAATACGCTGGTCAGGGTCTACAAGAATTGAGGTCTCATCTGGCGACATCTCTCCTAACCCTTTTAACCTGTTAACGAGATACTTCTTTCCTTTATGCTTGATTCTATATTCTTCAAGCTCTGCATCATTCTTTAAATAAATATAGGTATCTTTTCCTTCTGTAATTTTATAAAGAGGAGGAACTCCCGCATATACATATCCATCAAGAATTAATTCTGGACAAAATGTCCATATAAACGTGTAGAATAGATTCTTAATGTGAGCGCCGTCTATATCAGCATCAGATTCGATTATAATTTTTCCATAACGAAGGTCTTCTTTGTTATAGGTTAGCTTCATTGTCTTCATATCAACAGTAAGACCAAAGGTATCAATCATTGTCATAATTTCAGCATTTTTCTGAATCTTATCAAGACTTGCTTTTCTTACATTAAGAATCTTACCGCGAACAGGCATAACTGCGACAAATTCATTATCACGGGCTAGTTTCAAATTTCCAGAAGCAGAGTCGCCTTCTGTCACATATATCTCGCATTTCATACGGTTTTTAGACCAGCAGTCCGCAAGTTTACTATCAAATTTAAGAGCCTTCTGTTTCTTTTTATTCTGCTCTCTTGCTTTGTCTCTTGCTTTCTTTGCGGCATCTCTTGCTTTACGGGCGGCCGCCGCCTTTTCAAAAATACCCTTTACTTCTTTTTCATTATTATTAAGCCAAATGTTTAAATTTGTACTTAATGCAGATGTAAAAGGTGACATATCAATTTTTGTAATTCTACTTTTAACTTGAGCATCATATCCAACATTAGGAGCTGTAATATTAAATACTACATACATACCTTCTTGAATATCATCACCAGTTAAATTAGCATCTTTTTCTTTCAACCATTTCTTTTCTTTAAAGAATTTATTAAATTCTCTTGTAATAATAGTTTTAATTTGAGTGATATGCTGACCAGATTCTGTTAAACCGGTATTAACATAAGGAACGATAGTTGAGGAATAATTATTTGTGTAAGTTAATACCATATCAAGTTTATTCTTATCTTCTGAAAAATTCATAGAAAAACGATTATGAATTATTTCAGCATCCTTAACCGCCCCATCAACAAGATCATGAATTCCATTCTCTGAAACAAAAACAATATTTTCTTTATTAGCTTTAAGATTTATTGTTAAACCAGGACACAAACAAACAATAGTTAAAAATAAATTTTCAATTTTATTAATTTCAACTCCTGTATGAGTAAAAAATTCTTCTGATGGTTGCCATTCAACAAGAGTACCAGTAACACCTCCAGCGCCACTTGTTCGGTTTTGAAATACACCTTCTTTAAAATATATTTCTTCCCATTCCGAATCTCTTATAGTTTTAACTCTTAGCCAATGAGAAAGAAAAGTCGTAATTTTTGAACCAATACCAAAAGAACCTAAAGAAGTACCTTCATAAGTTCCATCATCTCTATATTTTCCAGATGTATTTAATACACTAAAAGCTGCTTCAAGAATTGTTTTTCCGTCGTCTCGATATGAGTTTGGAATAAATCCTTGTCCATAATCCCTAACTGAAATCATATCAGGAAGAATGGTTACATCAATTTTATTTCCAAATCCATTACGATATTCATCTACTGCATTTGAAAATATTTCAATTAATAATTGGGTAGAGTAATTAGTGTCTCCACAATATACACCAGGTCTAAGTCGTGTAAATTCGAGAGGAGATAAGCTTTCTATTGAGTCTTCTGTATATAATTTACCCATTAATTTTTTCTCCTATTAAATTCTAAATCGTAATTTCTTTTTGATAATAAGGTATCCTAATTAAATGAATATTATTATTTTTACACCATTCATTTTTTATTTTATCATATTTTTTTTGTTGAATCAATTTGTTTTCATTTTGACCAAATGCTATATTAAAATGTTGTTGTCCATCATATTCTATTAAAATCTTATAATCAGGAAGATAAAAATCAAAAGGTAAACGATTCCCTTTTGGTGAAATACATGTATCAAATTTTTTTTCTAATTCATAAGAAATATTATTTTTTTCTAATATTGTAATAATACGTTGAACCCCAATACTATAAGTTTTCCAACAATTACAAGGATTCATACGTTTATTATTACTTATAGAAATTAATTCTTTAGGAATTGCTAAATATTCTTTATTACATTTTCTGCATTTAACCTTCCATACTACTTGTTTACTCCAACTAAATCTAACATTTGTAGGTTCAATATATTCATAAAATGGATTATTATTATACTATGATTGAGTATAATCTATGGCAGTTTTTCTTCCTATTTCAGCATGTATTTCTTTTGCATAACATCCACAACTTTTAACTTGTCCATTTTTAAAATCTTGATGATTTATAACTGTGTATTGTCCACAATCACATAAACAAATTACACGTGCCTTTTTTGATTTTGTATTAGGCGCTCTATCACAAATAGTAAGTCGATTATTTTTTTGTCCTATTTTAATATTAGCTTTTCCAATATCAATAGACTCTATCTACTATCCATTTTTTAATACATATTTCATATATTTTACCTCATATTTTATTTTATAATTATATTATAATATATTTTTTTAATTTTAACAACTTTTTTTACAAAAGATTAATATTTATATGGTTCTATAATATAAGATTTGAAAATTTCTTTTTATCTGCCGTAGCAAGAGCATCTGCTAGCTAGTTTCCTAAAATACCGTCATGTCCTTTGACTTTGGCGAAAACAATTTGATTAATAAAAAAATTTATATTATAATATTTATATAGGGAAAGAATAATATCTAAATTCTTTATTGTTTCACCTTTAGATGTTTTCCAATTATTTTTACTCCAAGAGTAAATCCAAGAAGTGAGGATATTTATACAATATGCAGAATCAGAGTAAATAGTAGCTTTTTCATTTTTATATTTTGTATATAATAATTCAAATGTTTTTAGAAATGCTTTTAACTCCATTTGATTATTTGTTACATTATCAAAATGTTTACAATAAGCATCAATTAAATTCTAATTATCATCAAAAATTACTATACCGTAGCCGCCATGAGATTCCTCTTTACCATTGCCGCGGCAAGCCCCATCTATATAAATATGTAACATAACAAACTCCTAACTTTTTATTTATAATATATTATAATATAAATATTTTTATTTTTCAAGACAAAAAAATTGGAAGATTGGCATTTATGCCAATCTTCCAATATAAATAATTATTTTAAATAATACTTAGAAGCATATCCAACATAATCATTATAGATTATATAATACCATGAATTAGTATGATAACCATACCATTTTACTTTTGTTCCTTTTGGAATAGTAACAAGAATATTATGAGAAGTTGAGGAACCGTTTCTTAGATTTAAATCATCAGTTGTCTTAAGCTAAGTTTCAGAATAACTATACATATCTTTAGGATTTTCAAACTCTTTTACGTTTGTATAAATTTTTTCTAATTTAGCTCTTGAAAGAGGTCCATAAATACCATCTGGATTAAGTTTATGATCAGATTGAAAAGCTATTAAAGCTTTTAATGTATTTTTACCAAATGAGCCATCTGCACTATCTTCTCCGCAATAGTAGCCAACTTTAATTAATTTAGTTTGTAATGTTTTAACATCTTTACCGCCATCATTTATTTTTATATACTATCTTTCCTATTGAGCAAAAGGTAATCTGTAAGCATAAATAAAACCATCTATATTTTCAATAAATGGTTGAGAAGAATAATTTGAATATTCATTTATTAATTTTATTCTATTATTTGAACCAGAATCATAACGTTCATATAAATCTTGAGTTATTTTTTTACCAAGAATAAAAACATGACCATTAAAGAAAACAATATCTCCTGGTTTTAATTCCTATTTGTTAGTAATTTTAGTAGCTTTATTTTCTGATAAATACTTCGCTAAAGCAGAAACTCTTCGATTACCAATATCTTTTAATCCAGATTTATACAACACTTGATCAACAAAACGATCACAAGATGTTAATTTTGCTTTTGGATAGATAGAAGGAAGACAAGGCGCGTTTCCATATGAATAATTATTATCTTTATTTTCTTGAGCTACTATTTTTGCATTAGCTAAGAATTCTTTTGCGGTAAAATTAACTTCTGAATCTTTAATTAATTTAAGATATTTATTTAAAACATCATTAGATTTTGGTCCAAAAATACCATCAACCTAAATATTTCCAATCTATTGAAGATATTTAACACTTTGCTATGTGATAGCTCCAAAAGAACCATCAATGAAATTTCTCTTATCATAAAAAACACAATCAACTAAACCAAGTAATTGTAAATTCTTTTGAAGATTTGTTACATCTTCTCCAGAATCGCCTATTTTTAATGTTTTAAAATTAGATATTGAATTTCCATTATTTAATACATTAATATACTATTGAGTTTTTGACTTAAATTTATCCCAAGTCCAGTTACTACCTTTTCCTTGATCTCTTTTAAGCGGAGATGGGCAGTTTTTAGTAGTAATATCACCATGTCTTAATAAATGATCTAATGGTAATTTATAAACAACTAAAACAGCCGCCGCAAGTTTCGCCGCAGTATCTTGAGTTTTTTCTGTAAAGTACCAAGTCTAATCATCATTATTTCTTCCTGAGCTTGTATATGTGGCGCATTCAACTCCTATTGTGTTTGAATTTCTTGCATATGGATGAATATAACTATATCCAGAAGAAGCTCCTACATGCCATAGTTTATCTGTGACTTCTGCGGCTTGATAACATTTACCTTCTTTGCTTATATAAAAATGTCCACCGTATCCGCCGCCATAAAGGTAAGGATTCTATCCATTAACTCCAAGATAATGAACAGCAAAATATTCATGAGAATTTGCATTGTGTGCGGGCACTTGTCCGCGGTTTTCATTAATAATATTAATTAAATTAACGCCTAATTTAGATAAGGCTTCTGAAAGAATCATCTATTTTTTAATCTCCTTTTGTATATTATTATCATATTGTGTTAAATTATGTTTTTTAATAATTTCCATAACTGAAGTAATATATTGTGGATCTGTTGCATATCCACGTCGAGATACTTGAGTAATTAAAGATTCTGGATCTTTTATATTTAAAACATCTCTATATTTATAATTTCCATTTTTTGAATATTTTGCATCACGCATAAATTGTAAATAATCACATGCACACTATTGAATACTATTATATACTCTAAAAGAATCTACAATAGTAGTATGATAACCATAATACTATGGAGTTCTTTTTGTGGCGGAGCGGCCGTCCCAATATTTTGAAGTCCAAGTATCATTTAGTAATTCAGTTTTCATTCCTAAAAGATTGTTCCATTTCATTAAAATTTCACAATTATAACCTTCTCCATATCCAGTTTCTAAGCACATTTGACCAATTAAAACGCTAGGTAAATAACCACCTATAATATTAGTTGCATTTATACATGAAGATTTTACTTTCTAAATAAATTCTTTTTCTGTCATAATTTTCTCCTTTTGACAAAATAAAAGGACAGAGATAAAACTCTGTCCTTTCTTATTAAATATCTTTTTTTGGTTTCTAATATGTCATTGCTAATTTGCTATCTGTTAATCCTGCAGTAGTTGGATCATTTAATGCATTCCATACTGAGCATGCAATTAACATTAATACATAAGGATTACTAAGAGCTTGTAATAAAAGATCCCCAAACATTTGCCAAGTTGTTAAATCTTGAAGAGTTAACCCTGCATATGAAAGAATAGGAATTAAAATTGATAAAAAGATTTGAACTATAAAAACAGGATTTTTAAATCTAACTTTCAGATTCATATAAAAACCTCCTTAAAAATATTCTTTAGAGATACTATCTCTAAAGAATATAAAAAATAGAGGTATAAAATTATCTTTTTTTGTCCAAAATATTATTTTTATGATTAAAAATATCTTCAACCATATTTTCCCAAAGAATAGGTGTACAATTATGAGCTTCACAATTTACATTATACATTAAATCATGTTCACAAAAGGCATTAAAAGAATGCGTGTGACCATGAATAGAATATGTTTTGCTATTATCATAATTACCAGTTAAAGTTGGATAATGAGTTAGAATAAAAGTTTTTTTCCCTTTTTTAATTCTATAACCGAATTGAATATCTTCAAAAATATCGAGATTACGAAAAGCCTCTAAACGGGCTAAAACTATCATGATTACCTATTGCAAGTCTGATTTTTCCGTTGAGTTGATTAATAATTTCAATTCCAGAATTTAGATCTCCCATAATAATGTCACCAAGATGATATACTATATCATTTGGTTCAACAACATTATTCCACCTTTTAATAATTTCATTATTCATTTCTTCTACAGAATTAAAACCGCGAGCTTTCCAAATAAAATCCTTGTTATGCCCAAAATGAGTATCAGAGATTAGCCAAATATTTGACATTATAAAATCACTCCTTTATAAGTTATTTTATCTTCATTACTATTATAATGGAAAATTCGATAAAATCCTTCATCAAGAGAGGGTCCTGTAAATTTATTATACATATTAATAATAGATTCTTTAGGAACATAACTACGAGTTCCTTTTCTATTTTCATTTCTTTTTAAACAAGTTTCAAGATCTTCATCTATCCAAATTAAATTGGCATGATGATAATTTTCTACATGGTCAAGTAACCATTTTCTTGATCTTCTCGTAAGAGAAGTCTGGTCTACAAAAACATTATAATCTGCGGCAAGTTCTGAATTAATACAACTCCATAAACATTCGCAAACTTCATCCTCATGCGAGAAATAAGGTTCATCTGGTTTAACAAGAGAAAACCTAATCTCATCACGAGAGATAATAGTATTTTTATCTGATTTTTTAATTTTATTTTTAAGAAAAGTTGATTTACCTGAACCAGGAACACCGCACATTAAATACAAATCTGCCATTATATAATTCCTTCTTTCTTTAAATTACTTCTAAAAATTCGATAAGGTTCTTTTCTACTTCCATCATTATTAAAATTATGATATTTCATTTCAAGTTCAAAATCTTCATAATTATAATCACTATATATTGGACGAATTTCAACATGATTTTTTTCAGCGCCGCAATAAATACAATATAATTTTTTTAAATGTCCGGATTTTCTAAATTTATTATTTCTTGGAATAGACATTCCTTTTTTACCACAGCAAGTACAATACATATTTGAAATTTCTGTAATCAAAATGGGAAACTTTCCTCCTTTTCTTATTGTCTGTATTATCGTTTATCTTTTTATATTAATAGTAATACATGGTAATGTAACATTATATTCATTTGTTATTTGATGGATAAATATAGGTTCTTCATCAAAATCTTCTTCAGTATCTTCATCTCTTCCTATTGGATAATCAACAAGAGTCCAAGGAATTTCAAACATAGGACCTTTATAAAGTAATTCATCACTTCCATAGATTTCAACATCAATAATAGGATCAACGTATTTCATCCATTTTTTTAAAGTCATTAATATATCACCTGCCTATCTATTTGTTCATACATTTGAATAATTGAAAAAATTAATTCTTGTGAGTCTATTTCAGAATTATTTATATCTGTTCTATTTAAAGAAGATACAGAAGATTCGATATAGCAATTAAAAACACCATCTAATGCTTCAATACAATCATCTATATTTTTTAAATAATTTTTTCCATTTTTTAAATCAATAAGTAATTGTCTTGCAGAAAAATCTAAAAACTTTTCTGAATCAGAAATTTTAAGGCAATAACCATATGTAAAATATTTTTCTGGATTTGTAAATTTATTTAAAAAAAGATAAAAATAAATAGCTTTTGCTAATTTTTTATAATCTGATGGATTATTTTTAAATTGTTTTAAACTATTTTTTGCTTGATAACTAATACTTTTTATTGCGGCATCTGGATTTAAATTTGCAATATTTTCTCTTATACTTTTAAGATAATTGTGATAATAAATATATCTTGGATTATCCCATCTATATTCTGTATATAATGTTTCAAGAAAATTTATATTTTGTTTAGTACACATTTTCCACATTTCTCTAATATCTTTTACTTCACAGTGTTCATTTCTTCTATTAAATAATGTTTCACTAATTCTTTCATCGAACACCGCTTCTTTAAGAGAAGGAACATAAATAGCTTTGACATCAACATCAGAATTTTCTGTATCTATATTGTAATTTTGAGAACCATATAATGTGATGTTAAAAATATGATTTTCTCCATATTTTTCAAATAATGTAGCTTTCCATTCTTCTATTGCTCTGGTAATTTTTTCTTCTTTTAACATTTTTGTAATTTCCTTTTTTACTTTATAAATATATTATAACAAAAAAAAATAAAAAAAACAAGGTAGCATTTTAAAAATACTACCTTGTAAAAAAATTACTGATGATATTTCATAAGATATGTCGGTGAAACACACTTGAAAGAACGAATACCATCAAGAGAACGGAATACAATTCCTTCTCTGATATCTCCATCTATAACAGAAGTATCACTATCAACATATTCTCTTAATTCATCAAGAATATCTGGAAGAATATAATTGTCATTTAAAATTGGAACACATGGGATTCCAAAAGTTCTTTCAAGTAAAACTTTCATCCGTTCTGAATTAAATCTTCCTTCTTTAGATGTAATAAAATTAAAAGCCATGAAGTTATGTTCTGTCATATGATAGTCACGTTTCTGAATTCCCTGTCCATAAGTTTCTCCCTGAATTGTAATCCAATCACAATCAGTAAAATGATCGTGAAGAAGAGTATGCATTATATTATAAATATCATACTTTTCAGCCATTTCTATATATACATTAGTATTATAGAAGCAATCCTTATCCAGTTTATTAAAAACTACATTACGTGAACAAATATAAAACTCATCTTTTTTAAAACCTTTTCCGCGCTTTAAGGTGAAGGTTGTGCTTGTTCCATCAATTTTTTCAGTAGCAATCCAAGGAGTCTTATCTTCAAATAAATAAGGAAGATTTTCAATTCTTTCTTCATCTGTCTTTTTTACCCAGTGCGGCCAGTCAGATTTCTTATCATTTTTCTTTCCAAAGAAAAGAAATAGTAATTTTCTACCCCAATCTTTTTTCATTAACCATTTAAATGGCTGATGGGAAAATAATTTTTTATGACGCTGAGCCATTCTCATGTGTTTATTTGGAGTATTGGCTTTACGAGAATTATCTTCTGGAATTGCATAAGTTACACCAAGCTGCTTTGTAAGAAAACGAGATTCATCGTCATTATAATGATATTCTCCACAAGAGTCTTTAATAGCTACAGTATCAGCAATTCCATCTATATTATAAAAAGGTGTCCATCCAAAATTTTTAGCAGACATAAGAAGTCCCTGTGAAATGGATTTACACATTTTCTGAGTTTTTACTTTATAATGCTTCTTTGCAAGAAATTCCATATCAGTGAATGGTTCTACTTCAGGTAGCTGTGAATCAATTTCAAAATAAATTGCTGGATCGCCTGCTTTAAATTCACCTTTTCCTACTACAACTGTCCAACCACCCACATGGGCAAGCTCTACTCTGTCGTAACCAGGAATTGGTGTTACGTTGTCTATCATAACAACATATGCTAATTCTCTTTCATTGTTTTTATTAAGCATTATTTAATCATCTCCTTTAAATATATTTAATACCAATATCATCAATATATTCTTTAAAAAGTTCTAATATTTTATCATCTTCAATATAAAATATATCTCTTTTATATTTATCGCAATGCCAACCCATAAAATTCATTATAAATTGTCCAAATCGCCAATCTGGAATATTATTTTGATGTATTGCTCGTAAAATTTCATAAAAATCATAAAGTCTATTTGGATCTCTCATTTTTTATACTCCTTGTTTCCATTTCATTAATATATTAGGTTTTTCATGGTATATATTTTGTATCCCCATTTCATCAATATATTTCGATATAATCGCACTAGAATCTGGTTTTTTTATTCCTCCGCATAAAATTTTTTCATAAAGATTGTGATAACAAATTGAAAAATAAACTTTATTCATCTTTTCTTTGTAAATTTCATTATATGGTAATCGTTCCCAGTCAGGTTTTAAACTAACTATTTTATTCCATACTGAATCCATTGTGCGATAACCGCGACGAGTCATTTCTTCACGCACTTCCGCCACATAACTAATAAAATGGTCATAATTATAATGTAAGATAAAATTTACAAGAATATGATTAGGAGTTCCTTTCTTTTGGATACTTCCAGCTATTGCGCTAAGTTCTCTCCATTGAGCTACAAGTTGCTCACGTGGAAGAACAGAAATAAAATCTTTATGCCATAATCTCATAAAATATTCATATCCCTCCAATAATCACTATAACCATTAAGAAAATCTACAAATCTTTTTGGATTTTCTGTAGTTGTAAAAACAATCATATCTTCATAAAATATATTATATTTAATATTGTATTCTGCTTTTCCCCAACAATCATATCCACTAAAAGCTTCAAATTCCTTATAAGTGAAAACTTTCATATTTATATTTTTCCTTTCTCTTTATTATGTATATATTATATAATAATTTTTATAAAAAAACAAGGAAGGATTTAAAAAATCCTTCCTTAAAAATTTTTATTTAATTATTCTACTGTAACAATCGGTGTAGTAGAGCCAGACACCTGTGGAACAGAACCATTCCATTTATCAATTTTCTGTTTTTCAATAAGTTCTTCAGTTAGAGATTCCGCAATTTTCTTATTTGCTTCAGCCTCAGCTTCTGCTTTAATTCTCATAGCTTCGGCTTCTCCTTCTGCTTCAATTTTCTGACGTTCTGCTTTAATTGCGGCTGTTTCTTTCTGCTGTTCAGCTTGAATAAGAGCAACTTCTTTATCTTTTTTAGCCTGAACATTTGCAGTTTTCTGTTCAATCTGAGCAACTTCTAAATCCTGCTGAGCAGTAATTTTTCTTTGTATAGCTTTTTGAGTATTTTCATCAGCTCTAATGTCAATAAGATTTACATTTTCTATAATAATATCATACTGTTTAAATTTTTCAGAAATATAATTTGTAAGATCTGTATTTAAATCAGCCCTTTTATCTCCAAAAATTTCTATAACAGGATATTTTGCTGTGACTTCTTTTGTCCATGAAATAATATTAGGTTTAATAAAACTATCTCTTACTTCTTTACCAGACTGACCTCTAAATCTTGTAAAAAGTCGTGGAAGTGTTTCTATATCATATCTATAAGTAAAAGTTAAATCTACTTGAAGTCCTTTACCGTCTGAGCTTGGAACTTCAAAGCTTTCATCATCTTCTGAATCACCTTTTGAATCAGCGGTAAGGTAACTTTGTTCAATTCCGATTGAATATATAGTAACTTCTTTCAGTGGACCTACCCAATGCCATCCTTGATTAAGAACTTTATCTTCAATTCCACCGTTCATATTGTAGATAATTCCAGCATAACCCGCAGGAACTTTTTTCATACAACCAAAAAATGTAATTAATGCAAACACAATAATAATTCCTGTGGCGACACCTTTTACAACTGTTTTAATTTTTTTTTCCATTATTTTTTTTCTCCTTTATATTAAAAAAATGTGATTAAGAACCAAATCAATATAGCTCCAGTTAAAATAAAAAGTATTAAAAGTGGATTCATTTTTTTTATTTCCTTTATATTAAAATTTAGATAAAACTTGAAAAGGATTATTACTTACATATTTTGCACAATTAATTAATTCTTTATTTTCAAATTCATTTATATGAGTTACTGCCAAGGTAGGAATAAATAAAGAATGATTTTCAGCAATTTGGAAATCATTAATAATTCTTTTGTTCATAGCTTTAAAATCATCATTCATTCCAAAGCGGAGTTCACCTTGAAAATTATTAAATATATTAGTTTTATCAGTAATATCTTTATTAATATATTTTTTATGTACCTCTTGTTCAAGAGGACCCATGCCGTGTCGTGTTAAATAAGTTCTTGTAACATAACAGACTTCTGCATTAAAATCTTTTTCATTTTTTAAAAGATTATATGGATTTAAAAGTCCAGTGTTAGAAGTTGTATGCCAATCATTATCTACATTTACGTCTAAACCTAATCCTTGTCCATTCTCAAAAATAAAATAATTAAAAATAGTATTATTATATAAATTATAAAAATCTAACATTCCATTATTAGAACAAAAGAATCTTATATCATATATAAAGTTATCTATTATATTTTTTTTATGTTTAAAGAAATAATCAATAAAAGAAGTTTGTTCTAATTTAACACTTCTTTTTGCTAAAATAGTAAGACAATCTTTCAAAATTTCTTCCATATAAAAAGGTATTTGTTCAAAATGCATAAAATCTTGCATAGTATAGGTAGTTCTTCCAAGAGGAAATCTATCTTCAATAGCACACCAACTACCATATCCACAAGAACCAAATTCACGTTCTCCTTTTATTTTTGCAATCCATTCTTCAGTAGTTTGATCTACCAACATATCAAAAGGAGTTATAATTTTAGCTTTTGGATCAAAAAATCCAAATGGGGGAGTTATATTTTTTGCTTGTAATTCATAAAATTCTCTACGATATTCCATGGGGATGAATAAAAAAGCTATCTGCAAAAAAAGTAGGAACTTTTTCAGCAGTTGCGCTACCAAAGTGATGATAAATATGTCGAAAATCAGGTAAATAATCTACTGTATGCCCTCTTTGTGCTGTTCCATTATGGAAAATTACAATAGGTTTTTTACCTTTCTTTTTTGCATCTAATGCAAAATTTCTTGTCATTAGTCCTTTGCCTTCATCTCCATAGTTGGCACCTATAAATGTTTTATAACCTGTCGATGTTTTAATAGCTATATCACCATTTATAGCTAATTTACAACAATCTTTTCCAACTGGTTTAAACATTCCATTAAACATGTCTCCAAAATTTCCAAAATCAAACATATTTTTTCTCCTTTATTTTTTATAAATATATTATAATAAATTTTTTAATAAAAATCAAATATTTTTTTCATTAATAATGTCAATTTGACAAGACTTCATTACATCCAATGCTTTTTTATGCATTTCTGGTGTCGTTCCTGCACAGCAAGAAGCATCAACAGAAATTTTAACTTCTGGGAAAAGGGCTTTTAAAATTAATGCATTAGAGATTACACAAATATCAGTACAAACTCCTACAATTTCTATTTCACTTATTGTTTCTATTCTAGCCCAGTTGTTTTTGCATAAAGTAGAAAAAAGATCTTTCCAATCTGTGTATCCAAAAGAATTTTTATTAATAACTGTTGAAAATGGTACGTCTTTAGTTGCTTTTCTTAAAACATCAACAATACACCAACCAGGAGTTTCTTCTATACAATGTTCAATAGGAAGTTTTTCGCCTTCTAATGTATTTAGATAATTATCCTGATGAGTATCTCTTGTAAAAATTATTGGTGTAGGAAAAGATGTATTTTTAATTTTTTGTTCAATTTTATTTACTATAGAAACTGCTTCTGGCGTTCCTAATGAACCAGTTACAAAATCATTTTGCATATCAATCACAATAAGTATCTTCATTTATTTCCTCCTTAAAATAAATAACTTCAAAAGTATTTAAATCAAATAAACATGCGGCATGAGTGATAAAACTACCTAAATCAATATTAATTTTATGACCATTACAATATTTTAAAATTTCATAATCAGATTTAGGGAAATCTAAGTTATTTCTTAAATAATGATGTATAGCCATAACTGGTGTGTGACCATGAATACAATATTCATTATCCTTACCGCGCCAATAGGTATCCATGATATGATAACGATCCCAAATATAATTATTTAATGGGATATCACCGCCGCCCATATCTTCAATTTCTCTTGTGTCTGGTTGTCTACCGGCATGACATAAATAAATAATATCACCATTTGCTTTTTGATATTCAGCATGTGTTGGTAAATTTTGAATTTTTTTAACTAAATCCCATTGTTCTTTTTCTGTTAATTTTTGAAATGCTTCAATAGTATTCTTTGCGCCATTTTGTTCCCATAAATATAAATTAGGAACAGTCCAATACATATCAATATCATCTGGTTTATAACCAATTATTTGATAACCTATTTTAGTTATAAAATCTTCATGGTTGCCGCGTAATAATATAATGTTAGGCATTTCCATTACTTCATATAAAATTTCAAGTCCTGCCGGACCTCTATCAACACAATCCCCAAGACAAAAAACCAAATCATCTGGCTTAATAAAATTTTTTATTTGTTGCCAAAGATTATATTGAGCATGTAAATCTGAAAAAACGTAAGTGCTCATATAAAATTCCTTCTTTCTTTTCTATTGTTTTAAATGTTTTTTCTTACTTTTCTTATAAAAATTATAGAATATTTTTTATGAAAAATCAAAAAAAGTTCTTATGGTCAAGATAGAATAATTTTTATAAGAAAATTTTATTATATAATAAAGAAAATATCGTTTTTTATCTAAAAAGGAGATAAAAGGAAATGGCAAGTGGTAAAAATAAAATTAATTATTAGGTTGGTTTTAATATTAATAAGAATAATTTAAATGAAATTAAATCTACATTACAAAAGCTTTCAGATATGTCAGCTAAAGATTTAGTTAAAATTAATAATTCTGATTTAAAGACCGCCCAAAATGATCTTATAAAAATAAGAGAAGAAGCTGACAATGTGAAAAGAGCTCTTGAATCAGCTTATAACGTAAGATTAAATACAGTAAATATAGAATCTTTTAATAAATCTTTAGAAAAATCTAATTCTTCAATAGATCAAGTTTATCAATCTTTTAAAGCGGCCGGTGCAACTGGTGAAAATGCTTTTAGAAATTTATCTTCTCAAGTATTTAACACTAATATTCAATTAAGAGAATCTCATGCTATATTAGATAAGGTAGCTACAACTTTAGTAAATTCAGCAAGATGGACTTTTGCATCTTCAGTTGTTAATAGTTTTTCTCGTTCAATACAGCAGGCTTATGGTTATGTAAAATCATTAGATTCTTCATTAAATAATATTAGAATTGTAACTGGTAAATCTGCAGAAGATATGGCAGTTTTTGCAGAACAAGCTAATAAAGCTGCAAAAGAATTAGGGACAACAACAACTGATTATACGAATGCTGCTTTAATTTATGCTCAACAGGGTTTAAGTGATTAGGAAATTGCAAGACGTTCTGAAATTACATTAAAAACAGCGAATGTTACTGGACAATCAACAGAAGCAGTTTCAGAAGAATTAACTGCGGTATGGAATGGTTATAAAGTTAACGCAGAAGAAGCTGAGATTTATGTTGATAGATTAGCGGCTATTGCTGCTACAACTGCATCAGATCTTTAGGAATTAAGTACTAGTATGAGTAAAGTAGCTAGTGCTGCTAACGCTATGGGAGTTGGAGAAGATAAACTTGCCGCTCAGTTATCAACAATTATTTCCGCAACTCGTCAAGCTCCAGAATCAGTTGGTACTGCTTTAAGAACTATTTATGCCCGTATTTCTGATATTCAGGCTGGAATAGATTAGGATGGTGTTACTCTTGGTAACTATTCCGGAAAAATGGCAGATTTAGGATTTAATGTATTAGATGCTACTGGACATCTTCGCGATATGGGAGATGTTATAGAGTAGATTGGTGGTAAATGGGATGATTTAACTCGTGAACAGCAAGTTTATTTAGCTCAAACTATGGCTGGTCAACGTCAATATAATAATTTACTTGCTTTATTTGATAATTTTGAAAAATATAATGAAGCATTAGTAACCGCTCAAGAAGCTGAAGGAACTTTACAAGAACAGCAGAATATTCGTATGGAATCTACAACTGCACATCTTCAAGTTTTAAAAGCTTCTTTAGAAGATATGCAAGATAGCTTATTAGATGCAGATTCAATAAATACAGTTGCAGATTTATTAGCCTCTACCGCAAGTCTTGCCGCAAGTTTTATAGATAGTATAGGTGGTGGAAAAGCAGTCTTAGCTTCTCTTGGAACTATTGCTATGACTGTATTTAGCGAACAAATTGCTAAAGGTATTAATACAACTGTTATGAATTTCGAAACAGCTGAGAATAATGCTCGTATTTTTGAACAACAGTTATCAGAAATTAAAAAATGGGAAGGTATTCCTCAATTAGATGAAACTACCAAAAAATTATTAAGTTTAAAAGAGCAATTAATTGAAACTGCAAAATTAATGACTCCATAGCAATTTTAGTTTTATAAAGAAGCAATAGAAAATGTAAAAAATATTGGAAATGATATTGCGATAGATGCATAGACAGTTAAACCAATAGAAAATTTCATTGAAAAAATGACTGGTTTAAAAGATATTCATCTTGAAGAAGTTTATGGAACAAAAAAATGGGGATAGATAACAGATTAGATCTATAAACATGGAAATGCTTTTACTGAACTGGGATAGAAAATTAAAAAAGCTTCAGGAGATATTAAAAATTTTTATGATAAAGAACAATCTCTTTTTCAAGATTATTAGGATAATGGACTTATCACAAAAATAATTAATGAATAGAGTTTTAATTATGCTAAGAATCTTTTAGAACAATCTAAAAATGAATTAGATCATTTTATTACAGAAGTAAATGGAAAAGATATTGAATTTAGTGATGAATTCCAATAGGAAGTTGAAGAAATAAAAAGAGAAATTAGTAGTTTACAATTTTCAGATTCTTTTGATTTAAATACATTTCAATAGCTTTTTAATAGAATTAGGGATGTAGCTGAGCAAGGTGCTTAGGAAGTTAATGTATCAATTGATAAAGTTTTTAATGAAGAATAGATAAGAAAGTTTGCAGAAAAACTTAGACAAATGGAAGAAGTTGCTGGAAGAGGTGCATAGAATATTAATAATAGTCTTCTTCGTTTAAGTAAAGCTTTTTAGATACAAAATTTTGTAACTTGGATAGGTGCTTTTGGACAAATTACTAATTCAATTAGACAAATTCAAAACTTAGGTAGTGTTTGGAAGAATGAAGATATATCTTTAAATGAAAAATTTCTTCAGTCAATAACTAATATATCTTTTTCTTTACCAATGTTGATTAATGGTTTTACTAAATTAAATAATACTTTTGGGTTTGCAGGAAAAGCTGTAGTTGAAACTATACAACGTATGGAAGTAATGGAAGGCACAGTTAAAAGTGGAATAGGCCCTATTACTTTACTTACAGCAAAGACTGGTTAGTCTGCAGTAGCTATAAATGCTTTTGGTACAACCCTTGCAATTAGTCCAATTGGTCTTTGGGTCGCAGGAATAACTGCTGCAATAACTGCTTTAGGATTTTTTATTAATCAAGCCAATGAAGCCAATAAAGCTGCTATTGAATTTCATAAAACCAATATTGAGGAAGCTAATAAAAAATAGTAGCAAATAAATAAAAATAAATAGTTATATACTTCTCTTGAAGAATTAAATCAAAAGTATAAATAGGGTGAAATTACTCGTGCAGAATTAAAATCTTCTGTTGAAGATTTGGTGAGTCAATATGATTTAGAAGAATCTTCTGTAAAAAAATTAACTGAAGATTATGATAATTTAGCAAGAGCAATAAAAGAAGAAAGACAATAGGCTGCTAGTCAAGGTTTAGAAAATGCTGAAGTTAAAAAAACATAGGCATCAGAATTAATAAAAGACACGGCAGAAGGTAGTGTCTGGGATGCCGGTCGTAAAAGTGGAAAAAGATATATTTTAGATTTAGGTCTTGAGAGAAATGTGCAAAAGGCTACTCGTGAAGAGTTTTTAAATGCAGGCATGTATTTAGATGAAAATGAAATAGGTACTTTTGCTACAGATTTTGATACAAAATCTATTTTAGAAATGTATGATAAAATTTCAGAGGCTATTAAAAATATTAGAGAACGTGAAGATTTTGAATAGGCTGATTTTGAAAATGATACATTTTATAAACAAGCAACTAAATGGCTTGAAAAGATGGACTAGTCTATTTAGAGTTATAGACAAGCTAATTAGTCTATCGCATCTTTTAGTACATAGATAAAAGGTCTTGAATCAAATAGTTTTGATAATGTATAGACTGCAACTTAGTATATCCAAAAACGTCAAGAATTTATTGATACAATTAAAAAATAGTTTGAAACTCAAGGAATTGACTCAGATCCTTAGAAAGCGGCAGATGAATATTTAAAATAGTATTTCAAAGATTTATATTTATAGTTTGATGATTTTTCTGATGCAGTTAAAAGATTTAGATAGGAATTTGGAAAATAGAATTCAATAGTAGAAAGCGCTTTAGGAAAATTAGATCCAGATCAGTTAAGAACCTTAATGGATTTATTTGAAGTTTAGCCAACCGCAATAAAAAGTTGGGAAGATCTTGGAAATGCAATTAATTATGTTTCTAAACAAGATTTATCTAATATTAATTTTGGTGGAGATATAGATGCGATGCAGGCTGCCGCGTCTGAACGATATACTTTATATCAATCTCTTCAAGATCAAATATCTAGTGGAAAAAATATTTCAAAGAAAGAGTTAGAATCATTAAATCCAGAATTCCAAAAATTCTTTAGTATGATGGCAAATGGATCTTTTAAAATGACTGGTGATGCTAAAGAATTTTATGATACTGTAAATTCTTTTAAATTAGAAGGTTTTTATGATACTTTAAATTAGATTGAAAATAAAATTAATTTTATTAATCAATATAGTGAAAAAGGATTCGACACTGATAGACTACAAGGTATGGGAAGATTCTCTACTGATACTTTAATTAAAGATCAGTTAGATTTTTTAGAAATAGTTAGTGCTGGTAATGCTTAGATGGAAACCGCAGTTGAGTTATGGAGAGAGTAGTATAAAACAGCTAGAATGACTCAAGAATCTGCGGCGGCTATTCAATAGGCAGTAAAAAATGCAGTTAGTTAGACTAAAAATTTAGTAGGCTAGTCAGATGGATTAAAAGAAAAAGCTAAAGAAATAGCACATGAACTTCATGACGCATTATTCCCAACTGATTCTGATGTAGATGCCTCTGCTTTACAATCATTAACTGAAGTATTAGAAAAAATATCTACTGCTTCTGAAGAATTAGATGATAATTTAAATGAAGATGCGCGTGCCGCAGAAGACGTAGCAGAATCAATATTAAGATTTGATGATGCTATTCAAAATGTCGTTGATAATTATGAAACATGGTCTGGTGCATTAACAAGTGGTTCTGTTCAAGAGCAAGCAGAAGCTATTAGCGGGTTACGAGATGCATATGCAGATTTATTAGATTTAGATGGCTCATCTTTATCCGAATCTTTCTTAACTAATGTACAAAATCTTGAATTAATGAAAGCCGCCATTGATGGAAACACATAGGCATATGATAAATTAATGGATTTGGCTGGACAAGATATTGCTACACAAGTTCATTTAGATACAGATGTATTCCAAGAAGATTTTAATAATTTAATGGATTTATATTATCAAGGTCAAAGTTTAGATGATCTTGAAATTGGAGCATCATTAGATAATGAGCAATTTTTAAATGAATTGAGCAACATGGTAACTGCTGCCAGTATGACAGCTCAACAAGCTACTGATTATTTAGCTTCTATGGGCGTTGATGCTTAGATTATTTAGCAAAAAGTTACTTCTACTGATACTCAAGAAAAATCTGGATGGAGTGCAGATGTAACTCCAAAGACTTTTTCTTATAGAATTCCTATTGCTAATGGGCAAGGAGTTACTTTATAGGAAGGTTAGGGTTTTGTCCCATAGGTCCAATATAATCCTACCACAACTAAAGTTGATACGCCGCAAACTTCAACTGCATTTGCTTTAAAAGTGATTTCAGCACACAAAACTTCTGGTGGTGGATTTAAATATAAACAATCTGCAAATGGTGCTGGAGCAAAAGGTCAAGCAAGAAGAAAAGCTGAGGCTGAGAAGGCGGCGAAAGCACAAAAAGCCGCAAATAAATCTCAAAAAGATAATACTAATACTTCTACTAAAGATTTTAAGAAACCGGTATAGGCACAAAAAGATCTTTATCATGATATTAATATTGAAATTAAAAAGATTAATCGTGATTTAGAAAGAACTCAAAAAATTCAAGAAAGACTTTATGGAAAACCACTTCTTGATAATTTAAATAAGCAAACCGCAATTTTATAGGCGCAAAAAGAAAGATTAAAAGAAAAGCAATAGCTTCAGAAACAAGATTTAGCAAATCAACAACAAATTCTAAATTCTTTAGGAGTTACTTTTGATCAATATGGTAATATTAATGACTATATGTCAATCTTACAAGCTAAACAAGATGCTATAAATAGATTAGTTGATGAACAAAATAGTTTAGTTGGAGCCTATAATTCTTCTATTGATAAAACTTATAAAGAAGGTCTTGGAAATGAGATTTCAGCATATGATAAGGCAATCCAATCTGCTCAAGAAGATTTAAAAAATACTTAGGCTAAAATTAAAGATTATGATTCTTTAAGAGATAGTATGGAAGATTTAGTAGATTAGATTGATGAAATTACTCAAAAATAGGTTGAAATTAATATTAAGAAATTTAGAATGTAGCTTGAAATCCGCTTATAGATGGGCGAAGCTGAAAGAGATTGGAATGAATTTGTAAGAAAAGTAATTAATAAAACAGATGTTATGAAAGATACTGATTTTGATCAAATCTTTAAAGACGCTGGAAAAAGTGTTATGGATTTAAATTCATTCTTTAATATTAATGGTTCAATAGGAGTTGTACAAAAATTAACTCAACAATTATTAGATACTCGTAAGCAGATAGAAGATATTGATAGAACTGGGACTTCCGCAATATATGGCGATAATAAAGCTAAAGCTATGGAAGATTTAAAGAGTGATTTATCCGAATTAATGAAGCAAATGTAGAGTATTGAAGATTTAATTGCGGATATAGATAAAGCTTATTTAGATACTATTGATGATATAGCTGATCAATTTGATAAACAACAAGATGATTATGATTTTATTAATGATTTACTTTAGCATGATATGGATTTATTATCTATGCTTTATGGTGATAAAAATTATGATGCTATGGACAATTATTATAAAGAATTAGAGAAAAATCAAAATAATCAAATTGATTCATTAAGAAAACAAATTGATTTTTGGAAAAAAGAATGGCAATAGGCTTTATTAGCGGGAGATACTAATGCTGCTAAACAATTTGAATAGAATTATAAAAAAGCAATAGAAGAAATTAATTCTTTAATTGAACAAGCTGCAAAGACCGTCAGTGAAAAATATACTAATGCTATTGATAAAATCTTTGATGAATTAGATAAGAAAATTTCTAATGGTAAAGGAACTGATTATTTAAGTGAAGAATGGGATTTAATGAATAAAAATGCAGATGAATATTTAGACACTATAAATGCGGCTTTTGCTATTCAGGAGTTACAAGGTAAATTCCAAGATGCATTAAATAAACCAAATTCATTGAAAAATCAACAAGCATTAAAAGATGTAATGAATTAGCAATTAGAAATTTTAAATAATAAATAGAAAATTACTCAATATGATGTTGATAGAGCTTAGAAAATGCTTCAAATTGAACAAGCAAGAATTGCTTTAGAAGATATTAGAGCTAGTAAAACTGCTTTAAGATTAAAACGTGATTCTCAAGGTAATTATTCTTATCAATATGTTGCTGATCAAAATAAAATTTATGATGCTGAACAGAATTTGGCGGCTGCTCAAAATGATTTATATAATTTTGATAAATAGCGTTATCAAAGTGTTTTATAGGATATGCTTGCGGCTTGGAGAGATTTCCAATCAAAATATAAAGATATAGTGACTGATACTTCCTTAACTGAAGAAGAAAGAATTAGAGAGTTAACATTATTAAGAGAAGAATATGGAGAATTTATTAATAATAAAACTCAACAGAATTTAGATGTTAGAAAAAATTTAACTGAATCTGCTTTTAATGATATTGCCGCAATTTATAATATGGACGTTATAAATTATCAAAAAATGACTGATGATGAAAAAAGTATTATAATGGGTGATTTAGTTCCAGCTTGGAATAGTGGTATTCAATAGATGACTGATAAAGTTGCGGGATAGGGTGGTTTTATTCCAGCCTGTCAAGACGCTTTTGAATAGATTTCTGATACTACTTTAGAATATGAGCAAGAATTAGATAGTTTGGCAGATACCGCTGGAATAGATTTAAATAATATTCAAATTGGTGTTGATGATTTGATCTATGAATTTGAAGGATTAGTTGAAAAAAATGATGATTTAATAGGTAGGATGTCTGATGAATTATATGCAATTCAAGATTTAAGAGATGCTGCTCAAGATTTAGTTTATGATTATGATTCAGTTTATGTAGCGGCGGCCAATGCGGTTTCGCAATTACATGAATTCGTCCAAGAGGAGATGGAAGCTGCGGCATCCGCCTAGGCGACAGCTCAAGCATATGAAGCATCTAGAATTAATATGGTAGACGCAGAGTGGGCTTATGCACGTGGAGCAGCCGATGCTTTAAATTATGGGGCTAGTGAGGCTGAATCCGCAGCAGATAGAATGGAAGATGCCGCAAGTCGATATGAAGATGCTTTAAATAGAATGGGAGCTCAAATAAATTATGCTTCTAATAATTCCTATAATCCTAATGGTTCTGGCAATCATTATAGATACGGAAGAGGGGCTACTCATAGTATTTATGATTATTCATCTACAATAGTTGGAAGTTTAGGACATTATGACAATCATGATGTTTTTCATATGATTAAAAGATATGATACTGGTGGATATACTGGAGATTGGGATTCAAATAATGGACGTTTGGCAATATTAGATAAAAAATAGCTTGTATTAGATGAAGAAGATACTAAAAATATTTTAGATAGTGTTTCTATTTTAAGATCTATTACAAAAAATGTTGGAGCATCATTAATAGATAAAATTAGTAATTTATCTATTGATAGATTATCTTTAGGTTCGACTTCCACATCAAATGAAACTATTGATCAGAATGTCCATATTTCTGCATCATTCCCTAATGTCAATAGTAAAAAATAGATTGAAGATGCTTTTAATGATTTAGTTAATTTAGCCGCACAACGCGCAATGAAAAAAAGATAAGAAAATGGCTTAACCGCCATTTTCTTATTATTTTATTTTAAGGAGAAAAAATGGAAGAAAGTTTTACTTTAATTCAAGAGAAATGGAATCTTGGTGTTTATGGATTGATTGATATGATGAATTTAGTTAAAAAAGAAAAAATTTCAAAAGAAGAATTTTTTGATATTACTAGATATAATTATGATGGTATTTTAAAAACTAAAAAATATAAAATTAATACAAATCATTATTGATTTAGTTGAAAAAATAAAATTTTTATGTTATAATTAAAAATAAGAGATATAAGGAGAAAAAACATGAGTGTTAATTAGAAAATTTTAGATGCGATCGAATTATTAACAAATCATTCGATTGAAAAAGCTGGATATGATAAAACTATTCAAGCTCAAATAATTTCTTGTGAAGATGCTACAATAGGAAAATATAAGTGTAGTTATCAAGGAACTACTTTTATTGCATATTCAGGTTCTGCAGATGTTTCTTATTCTAAAGGTGCTTTCGTATATATTTTAATTCCTGGTAATGATATGAGTAAAGATAAGACTATTTTAGGAACTACACAAAAACTTGGAATTAATTATATTTCTGAAGTGGAAGGTGAGTAGGCATATGATATTTTAGGTAAAAATTGTGTGACTACAAGTGGCTTATATTACTTTGCTACTAAATATAAAAAATATAGTTATATTATTTATAAATATGATGTAACATCTCCGCTTAAAATAGATACTGATTCATTAAATCAATATATTAAAAAATCATCTTCACTTATTGTAGGTATGACAATAAGAAATAGCATACCTTTAGAAAAGCAATATCAAGGTCACTATGGTATTACTTTTAATTTAGTTTTTAATGATAATTCTAATTTAGAAACTAATGGAAAATCTAAAGAAATAATTAGAAGTTATACTCTTGATGAAGATAATATGACAGGAAATCCTTATAGATTTTAGCATGACACTAGACAATATGAAATTTTTAATATAGATGGTGAAAATTTTGTTAGAATTGATTCTGTTGAACTTTTTTGTTAGAATTTTCCAAATTCATTATAGCAAGAATTATAGCATAATCCGCTAAGAGCAACAGATAAAGATATTGATATTTTTATTTCATCTATTGAAATTTTAGGAGCTATTAGAAAAACAGATGAATAGAATAATGGAATATCAATTTCTTTTTATACGCCTGAAGGGACTTTTTTTAAACAAAATCAGTATTCAGTCCCTTTTAAATTACCTATTACCGCCCAAGTAAAAATAAAAGGAAAAATTGTATCTGATTCTCAGAATCTTAAGTTCTATTGGGGTAAAGAAGATAGTGGAATTTTTGTAAATAGTTAGTATTATAATAAATATTTAGGACGTGGTTGGCGATGCATGAATGAAAAAAATATAATTTCACCTGCAACCGCAACTCAAAATCCTCAAATTGAATGGATCCCTGGAACTGATACTTACATATATAATAAAGAAGATGCAACATCGAAAAAGAATAAAATAAAAGTAGCTGTTTTATATGATGGAACAGTTATTTCTAAAGAAATTATTATTTAGAGTTTACAAACTAATATACCTAATATTACAATAGAATCTAATAGTGGAACTCAATTTTATTATGACATTGGACATCCAACTTTAACTTGTAAAATTAATAATGCTGAAGATACAGAAAATTATATTTATCGTTGGGCTTGGCAGAATAATAATGCTGGACTATAGTCATTATTGTCAACGGATGAAAATAATGAAATTTATAATAATGCTTATGATGCTTTATAGGAATTAAATAATGCTATCAATAATGGATAGCGATTTAAAAATGAAGCGCAACAAGAATTAAATGAATATGAAACAATTATTTCTAATTTTAAATATACTCAAAGAGTTTAGAAAAACAAGATTTATGATTTACAAATTAATAAAATAAATGAGTTTGCTATTTTTAAATGTACAGTATATGATTTAAATGATAATTATATAGGAACTGCGTCTATTACTTTAAATAATTCATTATAGGCTCAAGATAAATATTCTTTGATAATTGAAAATGGATCTGTAACATATAAATATAATTAGGATGGAATTGCTCCAAATAGTAAAAGTTTAGATGATCCACAAGAAATATTAATATTAACCTTTAAAGTTTATGATAATTTAGGAAATGATATTACAGAAGATATTAAAAAGAAATAGGTAATTTGGAAAATTCCTATTGAGAATACTTTATTAATTGATCAAGATAAAGATAAAAATACAAGAGCAATAATAAAAGAAGAAGATGGATATAGATATTATTCAAATATGAATACTTTTTTATATAATATTGCTCAAAAATATGACGTAAAAAAGCAAAATAACCAGATTGAATTATTTATAACTTATAAAGAAATTAATTTAATTGCAAAAACTAACTTTACTTTTGTAAAATAGGGATAGCCTGGCACAAATGGAACTCAATATATGGTAAAAATTGTACCACGTTGTACGGCGGGGGACGCGCCTAAATATCCTCTTTTTACTATGATAGGAAATAATCCATAGTCATTTTTTGTTAATTA